TCCACTACCCGGGCCCCCACCAGCATTCCCATAATCATTAGATTTCATACCAGCATTAATTACAGCACTACCAACCCGGAGTCTACCATACCCAACTGGCACTCGTTGACCCTGGGCGACAGTATTAACCGGTCCTGAAAATAAATAACTTGGTCTACTAGCGTCATTTTCTTTGGGAGTGCCGGGCAGGGGGACCGCAAACAAAAGCTGAGCCACACCCCCTAACATCAGCATACCACCGGCCTTCATCATGGACACACCCCAAGTTTGTCCAAAGTAGGCAGCAGCAACAAACCCAGCAACCACGAGAACCGCGCCCATGATGATCTGGCCCACACCAGCAGACTTAGCCCCCAGGATAGCCGGGACGATACGCACGGTAGCTCCAGGAGCGTTGGCATACACATCCTGGAGCCCCACAGACACCCCCGAGTCTCCAACGAAGACACGAAATGGTTGGTGTGCCCTGTCAACAAAATACTGCAAGGCAGCGGGGGAATTGGCATACAAAGCCTTAATAGCCTTGTCAGGACTGTCTGCATCGGATATATGAACTCTTCCGAAGCGTCGCGCCATATCACCATACAAAATCAACTTCACATCAAACTCCCGTGTCGAAGACAGTGGGTGTGCATTTTCCTCCAGTACCCAGTATAAACATCCCTAGAAGAAAGCCGCCTGGGTAAGTGATGCAAAAACCAATTATCCCCCAAATAAACCCCACCATGGTTGGGCACCACAGAATCATGCTGGAACAACATCATATCGTGGACTTGGATTTCTTCCACTGGGATTTTTATAAAACCAGCTTTTTCGTAGTTATCAAGGTACAAATTGTGTCCCCGTTCCCACCAAATTTGGGGTCTATCATAATCTTCAAGTTCGATATTTAAAGTCTGTTTGTAATAATCCCGGATGAGACTGTAACAATCCAAAATCCCGTGGGTGTAACTTCTACCCTCAAGAGGGGCTTGGTATCCCTCAGGTTCAAAAGTAACTACAGACCCAGTGGGGTGATTAATAATCATCCATTGCATCCCACTCTGTTCACATCGAACCCTATCGGCCTCGGAAGGTTCGGGGGTATGAAAGGGGTGTGAGTGCACCACCACCAGGGGGGCCCCGGTATCCTCAGCTTTGTAAAAGGTGGATAGATCCATTTCGAACTGATCGGTGGGATCTTCTGAAAGGTTGGGGCAGGGCTGGTAAAACAACCGACCTTTTTTAACCAGGATTACCCCACAAGACTCCCGGGGGGATTCCGTAGCGGCATGTTCTTTTATTTGATCCATCACATCCTGGGGGATATCTTCAACACCGATCATTGAATTCTTCCTGACCCGGGGAACCCACCAAATGGTAAGGTTTGGTTTGGGAATCTCAACTTGCAAGAGGATATCCGCTTCCCACACACATCGAGATTTATGTTTGAAGTGGCCGTATCATCCCATATGGCGACAGCACCCCCGGAGTAGGGGCACTCCCCACCTCGGTAAATAAAACCACAAATATTACCCTGAATAAAACGTAGAGGAACTTCAGTACCTTCCATGTCAGCAGAAGCACACAACTCAAGAACAACCACCTCATTGTCCTCGGTTTCTTTTCTCTCCACATAATAAATTTCGTCTTCAAATCCGGCTGCAGGGTTAGCAACACCAGAAGGATTAACACCACCAGTAAAATTTATATTATCCAGGTATTTGGCCAGCACCTTTTTACAAGTTACCTTGGCCCCCCTTAAATCGTTATACTGACGCAGTAGGGCACTCACAACACCCCCTGGGTTGGCGATCATCGCCTTGGGCCTGGGCATAGCTCCCTGGGTAGTGAAAGCCATCCCTTCGATCTTGACGGGGTAAGGGGTATAAATGTTTCCTTGCCAAACTACCGACGATTTAAGTTCATTGGTGCAGGCATGAAAGTAATCAATGGACCCACCCGAAACATTAGTGAAATCCAACACATACAACACCAACAAAGCCCCAGGATTAAGGCTTTGGATGTCTGCAGAAAGGGTAACTGGGAGTCCCGCAAGGCTCAAGTGAAGTCCTCTTCAAAGCTAGCCGTGAAGGTGTAAAGGTTGTACTGATCAATGGTATCAGCCCATTGTGTACAAACACACTGGTAAACTTCTCCCGTTGGGAGGGTCCAGGTAAAAGGAGTAGTACCACCCTGGGTTCGAAAGAAAGTCTCTAGGGTATCTCGCTGAGCCTTGGTAAGCGTCCAAGTAAGACCCCAGGACCTAGGCATGTGGTTCAGACCATCCTTCACCCGAAGCTTGTAACTACCACCAAAGTTGGAAATCCGAAGCCTGGGCTGAGTGGACTTGGGGAGGGAAAAATTCGGTTGAATGGGCAGGGCTGTCATATCTTACCTCGCGCCAAGAGGATTGAGGGAGTTCCCGGTCCTCTTCTGGTTCTGAATCTCGTCAACCACAATATCCCGCACCCGACTGAGAATCTTAGCACCCAACTGCTGGCTGCTCATATCCGAACCCTGGGACTGACTGCTTCCATCATTATTGATTACCAGGGAGAGGTTAACATTGGTGCCACCGATGGAACCGGGGTTGTTGACGATATTACCGGAGCCGGTGGGCATGAACAGTTCAGGCCCGTTTTCGCCAACGAGGTAGGGCTGGCCCGAATTCACACCACCACCAGCAGCTTTGGTGGAAGCGGTTAGCCAGGAGACATCCATCCCCATGGCTTTCATTCCGCTGATGATTGCCTGGAAGAGTAGGGCCTTTACCATCATGTTGATGATGTCGGAAATGATGCTCTTAGCGAAGTCCTTGAAGTTCGCCTTGCCGGTCATGATGGATTCAGTAAGCTTGGAGGAGAGCCCATCCAACCAACCCATGGTGGCCTTGCGGATGTTGCCAAAGATGTCGGTGGCATTCTTACCAAAGTCCCGAAGACCAGCCGACATACCACCCCAAATGTTACCCCGCTGGGCTTCCATGGCCTTGGCTTCATCGGTGAACTTCTTCAAAGCTTCCTTGGTGAACCCGAGTTCCTTGGCATAAGCCGTTGCAGCCTTAATTTCTTCGTCGAAATTCATGGCCCCATGCTTCTTTTCCAGGCTGGCTAGGTGGGCCGTGATCTTGTTATATTGGGACTCGGCGGTCTGAGCGGTAACAGCTGCAGTAGCGATACCCTTGGCCTTGTCGATCTTGCTGAAGATGGCTTCGAACTGCGTCATGGCCGCAATAGTCTTGGGGCCCATGATCTGGCCAGTAGCGAGGTCTGCCTTACGAGCTTCCGTGAGGATTAACTCATAAGTCTTTCCAGCAGCATTCCTGAAGTTGTCATACTGCTTAACAACGGCATCAATAGACTTGGCATATCCACCATTGATGACTTCATCCACCTGATCCATGATGGTCTTCAAACCGGCTTCGGCGTCGGTGATCTTCTTCAACTCGGCCTGATCCCGCTTGATTCCAGCTTGGGTTAGGTCCCGAGCAGCCGATTCCTCCTGGAGTTTGCCGACTTCCTTCCAGCCCTTGATGAGTTCCTTCATGGCCTCGCCACCACCGGCGATCTTACCATCGGCAAACTGGCGACGAATTTCTAGGATCTTGTGGTCAGTCTCAAGCTGGGAAATCTTGATGGCGAGGTTGTACTTCTCTTGGTCCCCCTCGGCTTTGTTTGCGCGGAGTAGGGCCATGTCGAGCTGGTATCGGTCATCTTCAAGTTTGCGGGACATCTGCAGGGCCTTTTTGTCGTTGCCCTCCGCGTCATCGGGGTTAGTCATCTTCCCCTTCATCATATCCTGCAAGTCTTTCAAGGCTTGCTTCAGAGTAGCCAAATTACCATTACCAGCAGCAATCTTATCATTAACTATCTTTTGGGCCTCAGCAATCTTCATCAAGGAGTTATGATACCCCGTGGACCCAGGCATAATGTTGTCCCAAAATCCCGGCTTGATGTTGTTGTACTCCTTGGCCAAGCTAACCAAGAGGGCTTTGGTAGCCTCAATTTTGCGTTGGTACTCCTGGGCCATCAGGAGAGAATAAGCCTGGGTGAGTTCCTTGACGCTCTTGGCCTCGGTCACGAGGGCGTTGTTGTACTCAGGGCCCATACCGAGGATTTTCAGCTTAGCGATGGCCAGATCCTCTTCGTTATCCTTGGCGAATTTCTTTTGGTCGGTGGCAGCAGCCTCAACCTTGGTCATTTCCATTAGGACATCGAGCAACCCCTTATTCGCGCTGATCCCATTGACGGTAGCCTTGATGTTTTCAGCCACCTTTTCATTCATTTCCTTCATGTTGTCAGAAGCGAAGTAAAGGGCGGTACCGATCGCCACTACTACAGCCGCAAGGATGGCCCAAGGCCCGCCAACTGCAGCAACAGCAGTCCGAAGAATATTCATAGCAGCAGTAGCAGAAGAGGCTGCAACAACAACAGTCCCAAGGGTGGCATCCATCACCACAGTAGCCGCAACAGCCGCAGCCCAAGCAGTCCGCAACGCCATGATCATTGGGATGAGGGTGTTTATGATGCTGAGGGTAGCATATGCCGCAACGAGGGCGATGATGGCACCCTTGTGGTCCACCACAAACTGAGTGACACCCACCACAGCCCTCGCCAGTTTAGCAAAGGAATCCTGCCATTCCTTGAAGTTCCCGGATGCCCGAGCCATGGCCATATTCTGGGCCATTTCAGCGAACATGTCGTTTAGGGCCTGGGCGATCACCACCAAAGCGGGGGAGAAGATAGCACCCATGGCAGTACGAAGATCCTGGGCGTAGCGTTCCATCGACCGGAACTGCTTTCCCACAGTACCCATGGCCGCGTCGTAAGCACCCGCCAGCTTCTCGGCGTACTCCAGGACGATATTGGTGCGGGCCTGAACCTTCTCGTAATCCGTGAGAGTAGCAGCAGTCTTCCCAATCTCATTGGCCATCCGCTTGTACGACTCTTGGAAGGTGGCCATAATACCCATGGAGTGGAGCAAACGAACCTGTCCGGTCTGAATGCCCTGCACCATCTTGTTGAAAGCGTCGGACGAGTTCAGATTGTTGATGACTGCAATGTTCTGCGCGGCCTGACCCAACCGGACCGCTTTGTCCAGATCCACATTCGCGGCGACCAACTTGACGATGGATTCACGAGAAGCCAATGCCGTGATGCCCGTAGCCTTCAAAGCGTTCTCGTACTTGTCGAGGTCTGTAAGGCTGTACCCAGCCGTGGTGCCCACGGTATTCATGGCCACACCTAGCGTTTCGTATCGGGCGGCAAGCATCGCCGTATCTTTTGCATACTCGATTGCTTTCCAACTTGCAAAGGCCACACCCACTCGGAGAAGTACATCCGAGAGGCTGTTCATGGCCCCCTCTACGGAACTGGATACCGAGTTAAGTGCCTGGAGGTTATCCTTGGCAGTTTTAGCATCGGTGCTATCGATCGCAACTTTAAGACTGGCAATATCAGCTGCCACGCTCAACCCCATGTTCTAGAAAAACCAAATCCAGAGCCTTGATCAGGGCGACCTCCCAGGGTTCCAGGTGGTCCCCCATTAGGGTATCATAAGCCAGTATCTCGACATAAGTAAGTGGGGAGGGCACACCATAATTCGCCCCCCGTGTCTGCTGTAATGCCGTGAAAGCCCGCCAGAGGTGAATCGCCGGTGGTGGGAAAGGTGGCGTCTTTAAGGCCGGGACATCAACACCCATTCCGGATACCATGAGAAGGTGGTTCCGGACCTTGATGCCATCCGAACCCACCTTCTCAAGTTGAAACCACTTCTTTGCCCACTCGGTGAGTTCGTCCTCTAGCGGACCGCAAAAAGCGAACGGTCACCAATGTTCCGGTCCAGAACCTCCCGCACGTAGGGGGATTCCTTCATCAGATCCTTGAGGGCGTCGGTCGAAAAGGGAATTTCGGTGTCGTCCTCGTTGACGAGGCCCTTCCAGGTCTTGACGCAAGCCACGATCAGTTCCGTGGCGTTGTTCTCGATCATTTCGGGGGACATCCGAAAGGTCCCGGTGGTGTTGGCCGCACGAATGGCCCTTTCCCGCTGCTCGGATTCGACCTTGCGGTACTGGTCCGAATCTTTTCCTAGGATCGTGATGACGAACCCGGTGGGAATCCCGTCGATCGGGTTCGGGATGTCAACATCCACCCCCCGATTCGCGGAAACTTTGGTATTGAAAGAACCAAGCTTAGCCATCAGCACTCCTAGGTGCGGGTCACCACGATATTTGAGGAAGTGGTGGGGTCATAAAGGGCCGTGAAGGGGAGACTCTGGGTCATCGCGTCCTCATTCGTGACATCCATCTTCCCTGCGGTGTATTTGACATTGGGGAGTTTGAAGCTGTACTGCCCAACCGTGCCATCGGCCAACACGAACTCCAGGTAGGAATTGGTGTCATTGACGAACTTGTTGTAAAGGGTGACATCGGGGATGTAAGCGGTGAGAGTGCCGGTGATCTTGCTACGGCCCCAATTGACGCCAGCACCCTTGTTGGATCCGATGACTTCCAAGATTTTCCCCTGGTTGTCGAGGGTGAAGTCCACACCGGTCACATAGGCCAGGGTGGCACCGGCATCCTTGATGAGGGCCAACGCGCTGTTTCCATCGATGGTCTTCGTGGTCAAGGCCGGATCGGGGGTGGCATCCATCGGGGTAGCCGAAACCACCTCGTCCATGCCGAGGATAGAATACTTCATCTTGGCGATGGCGTTCGGCTTGACCGAGAAGTTCATCTTGTCAACATAGCACCCCTTGAACAGGCGGTACTGCGTGATGTTCTTCAGGCCGACCTCAATCGAAAACGACCGAGCGGTGGTACCGGACTTGAGGGAGCCCGCGAAGGACTCGATCATCTTGTTGGTCGCAGCAACTTCGTCCACCAAAGTAGCAGTAGTGGTGGCATCAAGAATGAGGGTCAGGGCGGCAACCGTGGTGATCTTGAAGATGCCGTTGTTTCCGGAGTTGGTGAACCCGGAGAAGAAGACCCAATCGCCGTTGGAGAAAGTGTCCGTCACGAACGAACCAGCAGACCGGGTGATGGTGCGGGTAGAAGCTGTGACCGCCAGGGTGGGGTTCCCGGCGAGGACCCTGGTGGGCACCCAAGTGCCACCACAAGCCGCTTCGATCAGATCATCGGAGGTGCCCGCGCTGAACTCGGCGTCGATGTCGCCCTGGATTCGCCGCATCCCGGAACGGACATCGGAAATCATGCGATCCGAACGGAGTTCAGCCGACTCGATGAGATTGCGTTCCATCCCCAGGGTCACCGAGGTGCACCGGAGGACCGACGCAACGGGGGTGACCGGGGTAGTACCCGGGGTGACTTCCGGAACGATTGACACCTGAATTTGCGAACCAGTTGCGTAGGCCATGGGAGGCTCCTCTTATTGCTGTTTTCTGAGTGACCAATAGATGCTCACAGGGACAGTATACCACACCGGATCTTCGGAGGAAACCCCCCTGGATACAGACATGATTGACAACTGACTTCCTGATATGTCAAATTGCATTCCGTTGTCGAACCCGGCTTCAACTCTTGAGAGCATACCCTCCGAGGACCCAGGTCCGGAATTGGCTTGAGTCATCACATCGACCTGTACTATTCCCTGGTAGAGAATCTGTTTGGACCCCAGCGCGGAGGACCGGCGAGGGCCCCTCAGATGGGACAGCTTCGCGTAAGGAACCCCATTGGTTGACTGGTAAGCGATGTTTTCCAGCTTGAGATAGGTGGGGGATAAAGCCTGAGCGATGGTGTCTTCGAAGAACTTCTCAATTAACGCGTACATTGGATAACCCCTTAGCTATTTTATCCACAATGGGCTGGAATTCAAACACGGCCACCCGAGCCATACCAGAAGGTGCCTGTCGTGAAGTGCCATATTCAAGATCCATCGCGTACGGCGTGTTGTTGATGATTCGAACAATACCACCAGCTTTTATTTCTTTTACCGCATTTTGGGCATAAGGGAAAGTGAAAGTCCCACCCGGATCAAATTTGTATGGGTCAAAATCAGTAAGACTCTCACCAGATGGGCTAATGATATAATTGCCCCGAGTTCTGCCTGTATCCACAGGGGTTTTATCGGCGATCATCACTACCATCTGAACCGTTACTTCTTGCACAAGGACATCAAACCTCTGGTCATAAGCCGAGAGGATACGATTCATGTCCATTGTAAAACGAACCATCAAGTCCCCCGAGAACGAGAGTCGTTGCGTTTGCCATATCGCATGAGCATTCGCCACATCACCACTTCACCAACCTTGTAAAAAATCGGTCTGCGAGTGATAACATCATAAGTTTCCCCCATCAGAGTGATCGAATCACCCTTTTCAGGGACACCCCAAGGATAACAGTTGTGGGTGGAAATGATCAGGTCACCAGACTCGATCAAATCAGGACCAAAAATCTCCCCGAGTGCCACAAGGGAAGTAGAATCGATGATGACTTTCATTTGGTGAGTGGCAGAATCCGTGAAGTTGATCCTGGTGGCAGCATCGTAAACGGGTTCCCCCCGCTTTTCGATAGTTGCGGTGGCCCCCACCTTTTCAATTTTCTTCTGGATGGCTTTGGCCTTTGACATGTTATAGCCCCGTGGTCACACGGATCTGGAAACCGGACAGTCCACCATTGAGATACCAAGAAATGTAATCAACCACTCCCGGTGGATATTTGTTGTAGCGGAGTTTCCTCTCTCCGATGGGTCCGATCTGGCTGGTATCGGCCTGGATAACATCAAAACCGGCAAGCCGGTCCTCCTTGACCATGAAGAGAGCCATTTCGCAAAGCCCCTTCTTGATTTCTTCAGGCAGGATGGCCGCATCACTGACATTCCCATCACGATCCTTCAGATTCCGACGAGGCCAGCGGAGGGGCCCGGGGTCCAGCGTTTTATCGCGTGTCCCAAGCCATTTGAAGGTTTCGAAGAGATTAGTGGCCCAAATGAGGGTCTGCTTCTTCACTTCCGGGTCTGCAATGGCAGTCCAATCCTCGCTGAAACCACGAGTGGTCATGTAGGTATCAGCATAAGCAACATCACAGTACGCATTGGCACCAGCTTGTGACAGATCGGCAACCAAAGTGATCGTCATACCACCCTCGATGAAGAAAGGGGCCCGAACCAGGATTGCTGGCCGGGCCCCTAATCAATAGAACAAATTTACTCGGCCTTCTTCTCGGCCAGGAGAGCAACAAGCTTCTCCGTGGGAGCGGAAGCGTAGAACTCGACGCCGAGGTCGGTCAGTTCCTGCTTGATGGCGGCACGATCCAGTTCGGCGGGCACTCCAGGAACAACCTCTTCGTAGCTGTAGGAGCCACTGGCGACCATTTCCTTGGCATCCACACTAAAAGCTTCAGTGGGTTCGCCGGTTTCTTTGTTGTAGACGACGGTCTTCTCGTTGGCCATGTTCATGTCCTCTTGGTTGTGGTCCGAAGGGCGGGCCCCCGAAGGGGCCCGTTCCTATCAGTCCTTGGTCATGAAGGCGAAGAGGGTGAAGTTGGGGGTGGTGCCGCCGAGGACGGTGCTCAGGCGAACCTGATTGTTGGCCTGGGTAGCGGAGGGGGCGAGGATGTTGCGGGCCCCGAGGCCAGTCCAGGACAATTCGTACCGGCCAGCAGCAATCAGGGCCTGACAGGAGGCCACGGTCTTCCAGGTGGTGCCACCGTCGTTGGTGACCTGGATGCTGGGAACGCAGGTGGGGGTGGTGCCGGTCACGGCGGTGACATCAATCACCACAGTGACATCCTCGATACTCGCGTATTCGAAGACAACGCCGGTGGAGTTGGTGCTGGTAGACTGGAGGGCCGAAGCCGCCAGTTCCAGGGACTTGTCGAAAATCTTCTGACTCGACATGTTGTTCATCCTTTCGGGATTTGAGGGTTCGGGAGAAGGTGCGGGGCCCCCGTTAAGGGGCCCCTAGCCATTAGGCGACGACAGCCGCATCCTTGATGCCGTTCAGACGGGCAGCGGCACGACCGTTGTAGATCGCGATGCCGTTGTACCATTCCACGCGGGTCCGGAGAGCGGGCTTGGTC